TCCAAACCGTTGTCACAACTAAGTCTTTAGCTGTTTCTGCGGAGATGGAAGCTCGAGATGAACGTAGTTCTGAAATTTTGGATAAAATTTCAGAAGTCAAATTAGAGTTAGAAGGTATTCAGAAAACTGCTTCTGATCCTCTTCTTTATAATGAAGTCGTCTCTGACGTACTTCGGTTAAAGAAAGAGTTTCAAGATGCAGAAGATGTTTTAACTTCTAATCGAGCTTACCGGCAATCATTAATTGATAATGTGCCACCTGAGATTTTAGATGAAGGTTCTTCGACCTATTGTGGTCATAAGACTCCTTTCGCCTATCTCTCAGAAGTAAACTCTGAATTCAAAAAGGCTCTTGAAGATTCAGTATCATACGGACGTGTCCGTGATGATGCTAAAGCTCTTCATGAGTCTGCTGAAAAATACCGACAAACCGTTGTCAAAGACTCTATTGCCTTTGCCACGGCTGTTTCGGTTCTCGAGAATAAACTTCTTCGCTTAGAAGATGAACTTCTCGATATTTCAGCACGTTCCGATGCAGACAAACTTTGGTTTAATATTGCATCTAACGTGTTAAAGTTTAAAAAGTTACCTGTCTTTTTGCCTTCTCGGCGTAGGGTTTCTGTCAAGCTTTTAAAGCCTGACGATGAAGCTATCGCTAAGAAATTAGGCTTAGACTTAAGTAATTATTTTAAATTCTACATGGCTCATACGCCTAACGCTAAGGATGTCGGTTTCAACCGTTTGCTTCTGTGTGTAAAACCAGAGCATCTGGAAGATTCCGGTAAGCCTAAGCCAATGCCAGAGTCAATCGCTAAGGAATATTTAGCATCCAAAACGAAAGGAACAAAACCTTCCGAGCTATCTCTAGCTTGGAGGCATTTGATTCTTTCTTGGAATGCTGCATTCCCTAACGATAAAGTAGAAATTTCTAGCGCTCTTAGTAAGACATATGGAAAGGCTCGTGGCCAATCCACTTATCTTTCTAAAGGCCCTAGTACACCTTCAAATGCCGATTTGGCAGATGTTTTGGTCAAAAT